AAGTCTTGGAGAATCTTCATATGGAGGTACTTATGACAACCCATATGTTGATAAAATGGATACTAGAATGGAAGAGGCTCAAACAAGTCCTTATGTAGACCCACAAAGTAACTATCCTATTTATGAAACTGGAAAATATAGAATAGATGGAAATAATAAAGTTGCTCCAAGTACAAATGATAGTAATTTTAATTCAGAATTAGGAGATTACTTATCAGGTAAATTTGATGACTATAAAAATATGGTAGAAAATAAAATAAATACAAAAGATTACTTTACTAAAAAAATAAATGAAGAAGAGAGGGAAAGACTATATGACTTACAAAATAATGATACTAGTTCTAATACTGGGAGTGATGAGCCTGGGAAAGTAGGTAATCTGCAAGAAAAATTAAAATTTGAAGAAAGTAGGAATAACTATAGTAGTATAAATGATGAAGGTTTTATGGGAGCATATCAATTTGGAGATAAAAGATTGAATGACTATAGAGCAGCAAAAAATGCAACATTTACTAATTCTGAATTTATAAATAATAAAGAATTACAAGATAAAGTATATGAATGGCATGTAGCTGACATTACTAAATTTATAAATATGAGTGGCTTTAAGAAATATATAGGTCAGAAAATAATGGGTGTTCCTGTTACTAAAGATGGTATGATAGCTGTAGCTCACTTAGGTGGTAAGACAGGTTTAAAGAAATTTCTTACAACTAATGGTGAATACAATAGACAGGACTCAAATGGTAAGAGTTTATTAGATTATTTGCGTAAGTTTCAATAATGGATTTAATTGAAATATGGGAAGAGAGTAGTAAGTGGCTAGACGAAAAAGCTAAGGAAGTAGCAGACTTTGATTTAATAAATGCTCCTGTAAAAGCTTTTGCTAATGACGTTGTATTTAATTCAGTACTCCCTGGTAATCTACAGAATAAGATGACTTTTGATGAAGATTTCTTTGAAAGTAGTGATTTAAAATTTATAAAAGAACAAGTAGAAGAAAGAGTAAAAGAAACAGGTCAAACTAAAGGTATGTTTGAATATAAACATTATCCTTCAGGTACTACGTCTGTTGAAAGAAAAGGTGGTTCTGTTACAGATATATTTACAGACCCAGAGCAAAGAGTTAAAAAAACTTTAGGAGAATTTGGTTATGAGATAGTTGATGGTCAGATTAAAATTACAGACCAATTTAATTTTAATGATGCTCCTGAAGAAAGACAAGATATACCATTAACAGACAAGATAAAAACTATTATTGCAGATATAGAACAAGAGAATTTAACATCTAACTATGGTAAAGTTAGAAAAGCAGCACAACATTTAGGTTCTCCTGAAGGACAAGGAGCTTTATTTAATCTAAAGATTAATTTATGACAGATTTAAATGTTAAGTTGCATGATAAGCAACGAGAAGTTTTTGATGATAAAACTAGATTTAGAATAGTAGCAGCAGGACGTAGGTTTGGTAAATCTAGGTTAGCTGCATGGTTACTTCTAATTGAAGGGTTACAATCTAAATCAAAAGATATATTTTATGTAGCACCTACATATCAGCAAGCAAGAGATATTATGTGGGGTGTTTTAAAAGAATTAGGACAGGATGTAATAACCTCAGCACATGAGAATACATCAGTATTAACTTTGGTTAATGGTAGAAAGATATACTTAAAAGGTGCAGATAGACCTGACACACTCCGTGGTGTAGGTCTTGCATTTTGTGTTATTGATGAGTATGCTGATATTAAACCTAATGTTTGGGAGCAGATACTTAGACCAGCATTGGCAGATGTACAAGGTGGAGCACTTTTTATAGGTACTCCTAAAGGACGTAACCACTTCTACGAACTATTTAAGTTTGCAGAAGCAGAAGAAGACAAAGACTGGAAAGCATTTCATTACTCTTCTTATAATAATCCTTTAATCCCGGCAAGTGAAATTGAAGCAGCTAAGAACTCTATGAGTTCATTTGCTTTCAGACAAGAATTTTTGGCTTCTTTTGAAGCCGCTTCTAGAGATATCTTTAAAGAAGACTGGATACAAATAGATGATGAAGAACCAGAAGATGGTAATTATTTTATAACAGTCGATTTAGCAGGATTTATAAAAGTAGATAAAGAAGCAGCAAATAAAAATAAAAAACTAGATGAAACGGCTATAGCTATTGTAAAAGTACATGAAGGTGGTTGGTGGGTAGCTGATATAAAACATGGTAGATGGGATATTAAAGAAACCTGTGAACAAATATTTAATGCTGTAGAAGAGTACGAACCAACAAAGATAGGTATAGAAAAAGGAAGTTTAAAAAATGCAGCTCTTCCTTATTTACAAGACTTAATGCAAAAACGAGGAATGTTTTTTAGAATAGAGGATTGTACACATGGAAACCAGAAGAAAACAGAAAGAATTGTATGGGCTTTACAAGGAAGATTTGAGCATGGAAAGGTTACTCTTAATAGGGCTTCTTGGAATAATCACTTTGTGGACCAGTTGGTTAACTTTCCAAACAGTCAGCTCCATGATGACTTGGTAGATGCATTAGCATATATAGACCAGATACAAGTAGCAGATATAGAGTTTGAAGAAGTAGACGAGGACTATGAAGCACTAGACATGGTTTCAGGATATTAACAGAGGAAAACAAATGGCAGAATATAGAGCACCATCAACACTAGTTACTTGGATACAAGGACATTTAACAGAATGGCGTGATAATAGAGATACTAATTATCTAGAATACTGGAAAGAATACGAAAGACTCTGGCGAGGTGAATGGGCAGCTCAAGATAAAATGAGGGAGTCTGAAAGAAGTCGTATAGTTTCTCCAGCATTACAAGAAGCTGTTGAAAATCATGCATCAGAAATAGAAGAAGGTGTCTTTGGTAATGGAGATGATTTATTTAGTATTGATGATGACTTAGCAGATACTAAAGCTGCTGATGTACAATATCTTCAAAACTATATGAAACAATGTTTTAAAGAAAATGGATTACGCAAAGCAGTAGGAGATGTAATTCTAATGGCTTCATTATATGGAACAGGTATTGGTGAGATAGTAATTAAAAAGAAAAAAGAATTACTACCTGCAACAGATGTTATGCCTGATGTAGAATCAATAGCTGTAGGAACAATAGAAAAAGAAAAAGTTAATATAACACTTAATCCAATTAGTCCACAAAACTTTCTTATAGACCCTAATACAGATTCTATACAGGAAGCTATGGGAGTAGCTGTAGAAGAGTTTGTATCTTCACATAGAGTAGCAGAGAATATGGAAAATGGAGTATACCTTAAAGCAGACTTAGGAGGTAATGCTTCTGGAGAGTTAGACTTAGAAGAGTCTTGGATAGATGAAGAGTATGATTTTGATAAAATTAAAATTGTAAGATACTATGGTTTAGTACCAGAAAAATTAATAGATAATCCTGAAGATGGTGTAGTAGATTATATAGAAGGTGGTACAGATGTATTAGCTGAGTATGGAAATTTAGTAGAAGCTATAGTTGTTATAGGTAATGACAATGTTTTACTTAAAGCAGAGCGCTCTCCTTATATGATGGAAGATAGACCTATAGTAGCATACCAAGATGATACAATACCTAAAAGATTCTGGGGTAGAGGAATAGCAGAGAAAGGTTTTAATATGCAAAAAGCTATTGATGCTCAATTAAGAGCTCATTTAGATTCTTTAGCATTAACTACTGCACCTATGATGGGTATGGATGCTACAAGACTTCCTAGGGGTGCTAAGTTTGAAGTAAGACCAGGTAAAACATTATTAACTAATGGTTCACCAAATGAAGTATTAATGCCATTTAAATTTGGTACAACAGATGCGTCTAATTTACAAACAGCTCAAGAATTTCAACGTATGTTATTACAAGCTACTAATACACTAGATACGCAAAGTGATATGAAACAACCTACAGGTGGAGAGCTATCAGTAACTTTAGCTACTATTCTTAAAAAGAATAAACGAACATTAGTTAATTTTCAAGATAACTTTTTAGTTCCGTTTATTACAAAAGTAGCACATAGGTTTATGCAGTTTGACCCAGAACACTTTCCAGTAGCAGATTATAAATTTGTTGCTAACTCTTCATTAGGTAATTTAGCTAAAGAAGTAGAGCAAGTTCAGTTTATAAACCTACTTAAAACATTAGGACCTACTAGTCCTGTAGTTCCTTTAATATTACAAGGTATTGTTAAAAACTCTAGTTTAGAAAACAAAGTAGAGATACAAGAGTCATTAATACAAGCTCAACAGGCACAACAAAAGGTTACACAAGGTCAACAACAAATGGCTATGATGACAGCTCAATCAGCTATTGAACTTAATAAGTCAGAAGCACAAGAAAATATGGCACAAGCTCAAAGACAAATGGTAGATGCTCAAATGAAACCACAAGAAATACAAGCTAAACTAATGACAGCTCTAGCTACAAATTTACCAAGTGAAGCTGATGAACAAGAAAGTGAATTTAAACGTAGAGTAGAGACAGCTAAATTAATGTTAAAACAAGCTGAACTAAAAGCTAAAGAAAATGATATGAAAGATAATAAAGAAATAGTTAAAATGCAAATGGCTAAGAAATCTGCTTGACTTTTAACTTAAACTGTGGTATAATAATAATATGATAGATAAAGATTTAGAAAAGTATTACGAAGATAGATTTAGTATGATGGTAACTACAGGTTGGAAAGACTTAATAGAAGATGTAGAAAAGTTACAGTTACAATATAGTAAAGTTGAAACTATATCTGATTCTGAAACACTTCATAAAAGAAAAGGACAATTAGATATTCTTAATTGGATACTGACTTTAAAACAAGTCTCAGAAGAAACCTATAAAGAGTTACAAAATGAAGATACTATATGATTTTGAGTGTAAAAACTGTGGAGTATTTGAAGCCATGGTTGAATACACTAAAGAGATAGACTGTCCTACGTGTGATAGGAAGGCTTATAAACTTATAAGCACTCCAACAATCAAACTAGAAGGATGGTCTGGAGATTTCCCCAAGGCTCATTTAGCTTGGGAGAAAAAACATTGGCAAGATGTACGCCAAAAAGAAAAGAAGGCAAGTAAGGGTTAGTCTCCTTAGTTGTCTCCCTATAATGCTAATAGCACAGGAGATATAATATGGCTGATATAATAGATGACGTAGAAGAAGAATTAGAAATCCCAGCACCAGATAAAGCAGTAGATGAAGATGCAGTTGAAACAACTCTTGAAAAGGAGCTTAAACCTGTTAAAGAATCTAATGTAAAACAAGAAAGTGTTGAGGAGGAATTACCTGAAAAGTATAAAGGTAAATCTGCTAAAGAGATTGCAGAAATGCACCAACAAGCTGAAAAACTTATTGGTAAACAAGGCTCTGAAGTAGGAGAACTTAGAAAGGTAGTTGATGATTTTATATCTACACAAACATTGAAAGAATCACAGACTACAGAAGCAGAAGTAACACCAGAGGATTTTTATGATAATCCAGCAAAGAATGTAAAAAGGGAAGTTGATAATCACCCTGCAATTAAGGAAGCAAAGCAAGCAGCTTTGGATATGAAGCGTACTGCAACATTGACAAGGCTTAATTCTGAGTATCCTGATTTACAGAGTACTGTTCAAGACCCTAATTTTGCTGAATGGATTAAAAGTTCTAAAGTTCGCTCTGAACTATATGACAGAGCTGAAGTACATTTTGATTATGATGCTGCTAAGGAGCTCCTTGGTAACTGGACTGAAAAACAAGAAAGGATAGCTAAGGTGAATGAAAGCAGTAAAATAGATAAAGATAATCAATTGAAAGCAGCTAATGTTGGAAGTAAAGGAAGTAACGAACCTGTTTCTAAAAAGAAGTATCGTAGAAGCGATATTATTAAACTTATGCAAACAGACCCAGACAAATATGACGCTTTATCTGATGAGATAATGTTGGCATATCAAGAAGGGCGAGTTATTTAAATAAACTTATAGAGAGGTAATTAAAAATGGCTTATCCAACCCCAGCCGTTACTACGACTACTGGCGCTACCTTCATCCCTGAAATTTGGAGTGATGAGGTTATAGCGGCATATAAAAAGAACTTAGTAGCAGCAAACGTGTTTAAAAAAATGTCTTTTAAAGGCAAAAAAGGTGATGTAATTCACATCCCTAAACCAACTAGAGGCTCAGCTTCTGTTAAAGCAGCATCAACTGCAGTAACTTTGATTGCAGCTACAGAAACAGAAATTCAAGTAGCTATTGACAAGCATTACGAGTATTCTCGTTTTATTGAAGATATTGTAGAAGTACAAGCTCTTTCTTCATTACGTAGATTTTATACAGAAGATGCTGGTTATGCTTTAGCAAAACAAGTAGATACAGATTTAGTCCAATTAGGTAGAACTTTCAATGGTGGTGCAGCTAATGCTCACTATACAGCAGGTTATATTGGTTCTAATGGTACTACAACTTATGCTCATGGTTCAAACAATGAGGCAGCTCTTACTGATGCAGCTATCCGTAGAACTATTCAACGACTAGATGATAATGATGTACCTACTGAAGGACGATTCTTTTTGATTCCTCCATCAGCTAGAAATACATTAATGGGTCTAGACCGTTATACAGCTATGGACTTTGTTGGTGAATCTGCATCTGCTAATACAATTAGAAATGGACAAATTGGTAACCTTTATGGTATGCCAGTATTTGTAACTTCTAATGCTGATACAACAGATGGTTCTGCAGCAGCCCGTGTATGTCTAATGGGTCATAAAGATGCAGCAGTCTTAGTAGAGCAAATGGCAGTTAGGTCTCAGACACAATACAAACAAGATAGATTAAGTACTCTTTACACATCAGATACAATTTACGGTGTTAAAGAATTACGTGATGATTCTGCGTTTGCATTAGTCGTACCTGCGTAATAAACTTTATTCCCTCTTCGGAGGGAATATTTTTATAGTTATTTTTCTAGTAGCTATAAAAATATTAAATAGGAGAACAAGATGGGTGGAAAGTACAATGAACCGAAGAAGATGGTTGTGGATACGAAAGCTAAGAAAGTTATAAAGAAGGTACTTAAAAAAGTTCCTGGTCCTATAGGTAGTGTTGCTAGGTTAAGTGATACGCCTCGTAAACTAGTTAATGCAGTTAAGAATGCTAAGAATTTAAAGCCTTTGAAAAAGAGTTTAGGTCGTTATCCTACTAAGACACAAAAGACATCATTTAAGAAAGCTATGAATTTAAAATCACCTGCTTTAAGGAAAGTAGCTGAAGCTAATAAAAAAGCAAAAAATAATAAAGAATTTACTGGAACTATTAATGTTGCTGGAAAAAAACTTAAAAATGAAGCAGTAATGAAAAGAGCTCTTAGGACTACTACTAGAGAGAAAAAAAGAATTAAAAGAGCTGAAGAAATATTAAAAGGAACAAAACAAGTAAAACGGAAAGGGACATATTTAGATAAGAAAAAACTTGGAAGCGGTAAAGAAAAATTTAAAGCAAAACAAAGACAAAAAAACAAGCTGTATCATTTTTAATCTAAGAAAAGTAAAGAAGTCTAAGAAGAAAAACCAAGAACTTTAAGAGGGAATACAATGGCAATATATAGAGGTCCAGGTGGTTCAGGAGATGCAACTACAGATGCTAGTAGTCAAGCTACTGTAGCTACTGAAAAAGCAGCCGAAGCTGCGGCATCTGCTGTAGCAGCAGCTAATTCAGCAACCTTAGCAGAAGCAAGTTATGATTCTTTTGATGATAGATATTTAGGACCTAAAAGCTCAGCTCCTAGTGTAGATAATGATGGTAATAGTTTATTAACAGGAGCATTATATTGGAACTCCTCAACTAATGATTTATATGTTTGGAATGGTTCAGCTTGGGAACAAGCTGCTTTTACTCTTACATCATCAGATATTATAACAGCATTAGGGTACACACCAGTACCTAATACACGAACACTAACAATTAATGGAACAGCTTATGACCTTTCAACTAATAGAACTTGGACTATAACTGGAGATAGTTTATTACCTAGTCAATCAGGCAATTCTGGAAAGGTATTAACAACAAATGGTACTACAACTTCTTGGGCAACAGATGCTACAGGAGTAGCTTCATTTAATTCTAGAACAGGAGCAGTAACATTATCTTCTGCAGATGTTATAACAGCTTTAGCAACAGGCTCTATAGCTACAGTAAAACTTGCAGATAGTTCAGTTACTACAGCAAAAATAGCAGATGCAAATGTTACTACTGCTAAAATATCTGATAGCAATGTAACTACTGCTAAAATATCTGATAACAATGTTACAACTGCTAAAATTGCAGCAGATGCAATTACTAATGCTAAAATAGCAGATGACGCAGTAGATACAGAAAATATTGCAGATGATGCAATTACTTCTGCTTTAATAGATGATAATGCAGTAGTTACTGCTGGAATTGCAGATGATGCTGTTACAGAGGCTAAACTAGCCAATGCAATTAACACAGCTATAGCTGCTAATACTGCTAAGACTGGAATAACAACAAGTCAGGCAAGTGCTATAACAGCAAATACAGCTAAGACTGGAATTACTACTGGACAAGCAGACGCAATTGTAGCCAATACAGCAAAAGTAACTAATGCTACACATACTGGTGATGTAACAGGAGCAACCTCACTTACAATTGCAAGTAATGCAGTAACTACTGCTAAAATATTAGATGCTAATGTAACAGATGCAAAAATAAATACTATGTCATCTAGTAAGTTAACTGGAGCATTACCTGCAATAGATGGTTCTGCGTTGACAAACATGACATCTACTGGTGAAATTTTACAAGTAGTAACTGTTCAACCAGATACAGGATTAATTAGCTTAACATCAACAGCTTTTGCAGAAATAGATTCTGATTTAAGAGTTACAATAACACCTAAAGCATCAGATAGCACACTAATAGTTACTTGTAATTATCTTTTTGGTGGTAATAATGGAAGTCAAATGTGTCAAATGAAACTATATGATATTACAAATGGTACAAATGTTAATACTTCTGCTTCAGGAAGTAGAATACAATGTAATTCTTCAGTAAGAGATATGAGCTATGATGTAAATGATGGGGTTCAAATGCAACTACAAGCACAAACAACTTCAGGTTCAACTGTTGCAAGAACTTATGGTATGTATGCAAAATTAGAAGCAGCCGCAACTAGATACTTTTTTGCTAACTTTAGCAATACAGGTGCATTAGGTTATGCAAAACCATCAATAACAGTTATGGAGGTAGCAGCATAATGAACGCTATACACACACTATATCCTGAAGCAGTTAAAACTAAATGGAAAAGTAATACAGAAATGTATGCTTGGGATAAAGAGGGAAAAGAAATTGAATTAGATTTAGATGCTATTAATAACTGGGTAGACCCAGAAGCATATAAACAAGCAAGGCGAGATGCTTATCCAAGTATACCTGACCAACTAGATATGAGATATCATGATATGGTAAATGGTACAACAAAATGGAAAGATGCAATAACAAAAGTAAAAGAAGATAACCCTAAGCCTAACTAGGAATACTAAAAATTTAAACCATCAATATTAATAGGAAACTAAGTATAATGAAAATAGAAGAAAGAAAAAGATTAAGGGATAGGGAATTAGTAAAAGAAGCTTTACAAGAATGGCTTGACACTAAATGGATAGAAGTAGGAAAATGGTCTGTTAGAGGTATGCTTGCATTAGCTTTTGTAGTAGCAGTCTATACTATGACAGGATTTAAAATATCATGATGTCATTGCTTACACATTTAATACCTATATCTTTGGGCTTTTTTGCAAAGTTAGCAGCTATTAAATCTAAGCAAAAACATCTTGAGCAGAAATTAATGCTACAAGCTTTATCTGCTAAGTCTATAGAAATAGATAAAGCAAGAGAAGCTTCTGATAAAGAATCTAAAGGCGCTCAATGGAATCGTAGATTTCTTATTGTAGTAATACTAGGTTTAGTATCTATATATCCTTTAGCAGGATTGCTAGGAATGGATGTAACTGTTCCTGTTGAATATAGTGGATTTAGTTTATTTGGAATAGAAATAGGTGGTGGAACTAGATTAGCAACAGTAGATGGTTTATATAAGTTTGAAGAAATATTTACATGGGCTACTATAATAATAGAATTTTATTTTGGTGGTCAATTAGCTAAATCATGAAAACAAAAATAATAGGTGCTTTATTATTCATAACAATAATGCCAGTAACACCTTTGGTACTAGTAGTAGCATCTATTTTTGTAGGGAGTAATATGTAATGCCTTTTATGACAAATGGAAAAAGAGATTATAAAAAAGAACTTGAGTGGGAAAAGGAAAAAAAGAAAAAAAGAGTTAAACAACGAGCTTCTCGTAATGCTGCACGAACTAAGCTTAAACTTAAAAAAGGTGATAAACGCCACGCAGCACACAAGAATGATAATGCAATGGATAATAGAAAAAGTAACTTAAAAGCAATGTCAGCTAAAAAGAACTTAGCTAAAGAAGCAAACAAAAAGAAAAAGAAAAGGAGAGCATAATGGAAATGAAAAAAATGAAACCTCACATGATGTACTCTAAAACTGGTAAAGGACAAATGGTATTTACTAAAAAGAAACATTTAGAGCTAAAGAAAAAAGGTTATGGTCATACTAAACCTAAGAAAAAATGATAAAGAAAAAAAGTACCGTAAATAAAGCAGGCAATTACACTAAGCCTACAATGCGTAAAAATCTTTTTAATAAGATTAAAGCTGGTGGTAAAGGAGGTAAACCTGGACAATGGTCAGCTCGTAAAGCTCAGATGTTAGCTAAGCAATATAAAGCAAAAGGTGGAGGATATCGTGGCTAAAGCTAAATCACAAAAGAGTTTGTCTAAATGGACAAAACAAAAGTGGAGAACCTCTGATGGTAAAAAGAGTGAAGGTAAAAAAAGATATCTTCCTGATGCAGCTTGGAATGCTTTAACTGAAAAAGAAAAGAAAGCTACTAATGCAGCAAAACGAAAAGGAAATAAAAAAGGTAAGCAACACGTAAAACAACCAAAGAAGATAGCTAAAAAAACTAGGAGTTATAGATGAGTGTAACATATAGAGGTGAAACATTTGCAGGATATAATAAACCTAAAAGGTCTACTAAAGGTAAAAAATCTCATGTAGTTCTTATTAAAGATAATGGTAAAGATAGAATGATTAGGTTTGGTGAGAAGGGCGCTTCTACTGCAGGTAAACCTAAAGCAGGTGAGTCAGCTAGAATGAAAGCTAAACGTAAATCATTTAAAGCAAGACATGGAAAAAATATAGCAAAAGGAAAGACTAGTGCAGCATATTGGGCTAATAAAGTAAAGTGGTAGATACAGGAAAAGCTGTATGTAATAAATGTAAAGAAGATGCTTTTTTCTTTAATGGTAAATGGTGGTGTGCAGCAGTAACAGATATAGGTGATTATAATTTAAAAGGAACTTGTCGAAATGACGTATCTAGAAATAGTAAATAGTGTTTTAGTTAGATTAAGGGAAGAAGAAGTAACTTCTTTAGATGAGAATGATTACTCTAAACTTATTTCTAGATTAGTTAATGTAACTAAAAACGAAGTAGAAAATGCATGGAATTGGTCTGCATTAAGAAATACAATGACAGTTACTACAGAAGATGGTTTATTTAATTGGGTACTTACAGATGCAGGAACTAGATTTAGAGTTTTAGATGCTTATAATGCAACTCAAAAAGGATGGATGTATTCTAGACCTACTGAATGGATGGATGAAAACTTTGGTATGGTTGATACAGCAGCTAGGGGTGCTCCAGCTTACTATGCTTTTAATGGAGTTACATCAGGAGGAGATGCACAAGTAGATGTATATCCTATACCTGATGGTGAGTATACATTAAGATTTAATATAGTACAACCACAAGAAGATTTAGTATCACCTTCTGATGCTCTTACTATTCCAGTACAACCTGTAATAGAAGGAACACTTGCTAGAGCTATTAGTGAAAGAGGAGAAGATGGAGGAAGCTCTGACCAAGAGTTTAGATATAGACAATTATTATCTGATTACATTGCAATAGAAGCTGGTAGAAGACCTTTAGAAACTGTTTGGAGTGCTGTATAATGGCAGGACAACTAGCCTCTGTTAGTTTATTAGCTCCTGGGTTTTTAGGAATAAATACTCAAGATGCTAGAGTAGGCTTAGATAGTGGCTATGCACAAAAAGCAAATAATTGTGTAATAGATAAAGGAGGTAGATTAGCTAGTCGAAAAGGTTTTGATATGTTAACTACTAGTGTTGGAACATTAGGCTCTGGTGAATATATAGAGTCTTTACATGAGCATGTAGACCCAAATGGAAGTACAGAAATATTATCTGCAGGAGATGGTAAACTATTTACAGGAACAACTACATTAACAGCACATACACTTAAAGCAGCAGACCAAACAACTACAGTTAGTAGAACTTTTACAGGTAGTAGATGGCAAATGCAGTCATTAGCTAAGGGTTCAGGAGCATCTGCTTTAAACTATGGTATAGCTACACAAAATGGTAATATAGCTTTAGTATGGAGACGTACAAGTGATAGTGTTAGTGGTACTTATATATGGCAAGAAATAGGAACATATGGAACTGTACCAAGTGGTATTACAACTTTTGACCCTGATTGTTGTTTAGCAGCTTTTGGTAGAATATGGACAGCAGGAGTTTCTGCTAATAAACATACTTTGTTCTATAGTGATTTATTAGACCCTACAGATTTTACTGCAGGTTCTTCAGGTGTATTAGATATAAGTTCAGTAGTAGGTAACAATGATGAGATAGTAGGATTAGCTTCTCATAATGGATTTTTAATTATACTATGTAAAGATAATATAGTAGTCTATCAGAATCCAAGCGACCCAACTGCAATGTCTTTATCAGATGTAGTAAATGGAGTAGGATGTGTATCTAGAGATACTATACAATCTACAGGTACAGATTTAATATTCTTATCTAAGTCAGGTGTAAGGTCTTTAATGAGAACTATACAAGAAAAGTCTTTACCTATGAGAGAGTTATCTTTAAATATAAGAGATGACATAACAAGTTACTTACCACTAGAAGTTACACCTAATTTAATTAAAGCAGGGTATTCTGAATCAGAAGCAGCTTATATTATTTTATTTCCAGCAAATAATATTATGATTTATTTTGATTTAAGGAGTGCTTTAGAAAATGGTTCAGCAAGAGCAACTACATGGTCTTTAACTAATGGAGATGTGTTTAATAGTTTTTTACAAACAACAGACAGAAAGTTTTTACTAGGTGTTAAGAATGGAATAGGACATTATGCAGGATATTTAGATAATGCAGCAACTTATGATTTAACTTATAAATCTACTTTTTCTGATGTAGGTTCTCAAGGTAGAATAGTTAAGAAGTTTTTAAAAAGAGCTAATCTAGTTGTAGATGGTGCTGGAGAACAAGACTTTGTATTTAAGTATGGATACGACTATACATTAAATCCAAGAACTGTAACAATAGCAAGAGATTTAGGTACTGGTGTATATGCAAAATATAATACTGCAGGTTCACTATATAATGTAAGTGCGTTCTCATCTCCGGGAATTGGTGTGCATAATATTAAAGTGCCTTTAGGCGGACAAGGAGAAACATTTGCTTTTGGAATTGATGCTACTATAGATGATGAAGCATTAAGTATACAAAAAATAGATTTATTTTTAAAAACAGGAAAAATTTCATAATGACTAACTATACAAAAACAACAAACTTTTTAGCAAAGGATTCTTTACCTTCTTCGGACACAGCAAAAATTATAAGAGGTTCTGAATTTGATACAGAATTTAATAATTTAGTTATAGCAGTAGCTAGTAAAGCTAATTTAGCTAGCCCTGCTTTAACTGGTGTTCCAACAGCTCCAACTGCTGGAACTTCAACAAATACAACTCAATTAGCTACAACAGCTTTTGTTCAATCAAAAGTAGGCACTCTAGGTACAATGGCAACACAAAATGCAGATGCCGTAAATATATCAGGAGGGTCAGTAGTAGGTATAACAGATGTAATAGTAGCAGATGGAGGTACTGGTGTAAGTACACTACCTTCTAAAGCAGTTGTTATAGGAGAAGGCACATCAGCAGTTTCTTCTGTAGCTCCAGGAACATCAGGTAATGTTCTAACATCAAATGGAACTGTTTGGGCATCTACAGCTAATACAACAATTACAGCTACAACAGGTACTCTTCCTTATTATGGAGCTAGAGGATTTGGATATTTTAATGGTTCTGCTTTATCAGTAGGCACAGGAAGTAAAAACTTTGCTAGTGTAGCTAAAATAGCAACTGGTATATTTAGAGTAACTTTTACTACAGCTATGCCAGATACTAATTATGTAGTAGTAGCTATGGCAGATAATTCTGCTAATGCTGTTTCTAGAGGTGCTATGATTACTTCTGCAGGAAATAAAACTACGACTACATTTGATATAAATACAGAAGAACGTTTAGGTGGTATGTCTACAGATGATGTTTTAATGAACTGGGTTGTTTATCAATAATAAAGATATAGCTAGATTCTTAAAAAAATCTAATAGTGAATACATAGACAAGACAAATTTAATAGAAAATGAACACGGGTTCATGAGTTGGAAAATAGATGGAGATAAATTTGTATGTATTAATGTGTATGGTGATGGTAGTTATTGGGATGAGTATATGAATGAATTAGCAAAACAATTAGGATGTAAAACTATTTTAGGTGGTACAACAAGAAAGAGTTATAAAGCATTTATAAAGAAGTATAATTTTAAACTAGTAGGATATATTTTTGAGAAAGAGGTGAAATAATGGGTTCAATCGTAGGAGCAATAACAGGAACAACAGCAGCAGGTAAAAAGGCAGCGGCAGCTCAGAGAGAAGCAGCAGAAATGGCTCGTTACAAGCCATGGGATGTCTCTGGTTCTTACTTTGGCGACTCTGATTTTAATTATGAAGATTTAACAGCAAGTTACAATTTATCTCCACCATTACAACAACTAAGAGATATGTATATGACACAGGCTCTTTCATATCCTAGAACTGGAGATGTAGAAGATGCTTCTGTAGTTCAAGACTATGGTAGAAATTTATTTAAAGAAGCTACTACTAGAGATGTTTCAGCAGACGCTAATCAATATTATCAAAATGTACAAAATTTATTAACTCCTGATAGAGAAAGAACTCAACAAATGTTAGCTAATAATTTATTTGCTAGTGGTCGTATGGGTCAAGCAACTGCTAATTCAGAAGGTACTGGATATGTTAACCCAGAAAGAATGGAGTATTTAACTGCTCTTAACAGAGAAAATAATTCATTAGCTATGGATGCTCAAGCAAAAGCTGAAATGAAAAGAGATGCAGATTTACAAAAAGGTATGGGATTCTATGGTATGGGTCAACAATTAGCTATGAAGCCTTATGAAGATGCTTATAAAATGTTTGGTTATGGTGCTGGTATTGAAGAAACAGGACAACAACCTATGAATCAAGGTATAGCATTAGGTAGTGCAGCTCAGTCTGGAAATGTAGCAAGAGCAAATGGTTACATGGCTGCTGCTCAATCACAACTTAATTCAAGTTTAGCTAATGCTGGAATGTTTACACAATTAATAGGTAAAGGCATAGGTAGTTTAGGTAGTGGTGGTTTTACTAATCCATTTAGTTCTGGTGGTTCAGCAGGAGGGTATACAGGAGGTGGAACATTTGCGCCTGCTTCACCTGGTTTTGCAGGTTCACCTCATTTAAGGAGTACATACTAATGGCAATGAATATAGAAAAATTATTTAACTTTGATGAACAATCTTTAACTAGAGAATTAGCTGGTCAAAAAGAAGATGCTCAATTTGGAGCTCTTATGCCTAAAGGCTATGGCGCAGTAGGAGCAGGTTTTAACTCTATAGTAAGAGGTCTATTTGGTA